AGACTGGTGCATGTGGGAAGGTAAGCGCGTTAAGCCTAACGCTACGACTTGTTATTGGATATTTGGAAAAAAGTCCGAGTGCGCAGCGTATAAGCAAGGAACGTATGAAGGGCAATGTGTGTATCTAGCCGAGGCATTAACAGATGAGTGAGCAAACAGAAGAAGAGCTCCTGCAGGCAGGCATAGGGGCATACTTAATGGCCATGAGAAACTGGCAATTAGCGCAGGATGAGATAATGGCTTTTCTTATAAAACGAGTGTCGGAACTCGATGCGGAAGTTGCTAAGCTTTCATTAGTGAGGAAAAATGAACTCGCTTGAAATAACTAGATACGGCTCTTGGGGATACGTTAACTGTCACAACCCCGGTATGGGGTGGCAAAAGATGGGCAAAGGTCGCACTACTCAGAAATGCAAAAACGCGTGTAAGTATTACCGAGGGATGACTAAGACCCATTTGACGTGCACTTGGGAAACGGGACTAAAACGCGTTGTGTATGGAGGAGTTTAAATGGACGAAGAAACGTTAAAAAAACAACTACAGGACGATATAACATTCCTTTCTGGGATGTTTGCCGCGTACTGCCTTGACACAGAGAACAGGGCTCTTTTTACGTACGGCATGACTAGACTAAGATTATTCGTAGAAGGTAGAACTGAAGAAGAGGCTGAAAATTCATTATCTGATGAATTAATGCGGAGTTACCAATAATGGCAGAAGCCTGTAGCTACTGTGGCAAGGAAATCCGGCGAAGTGAAACCTGTTATTTGAGTCAGTGCGATGGAAAGGATATAAGATTGCACCCTATGTGCCGTTCGGAGTGGTTGAAGAGTGAACAATAGGACTAAAGAAACGATGATGGTTCTCCTTCAAATATGGGGGGCTGTCTCAATCTTTCTAATTCTTGTAAAACTATATGGGGTTGTTTAAATGACTGAATCTACCTACACAACTGAAGAAGTAATAATCGAACGCGAACTGAACAAACTATACGGTATGGCTATAGCGCGGGCTAAAAATAAAGCCTTCTTGGAAGAAGCAAAGTCATCGTTCGACTCGCTCAAAGCGCATCTTTATAGGCAATGGAGGGAGGCTCTAAAGGAATGCCAGCAGTAATAGATAGACACATGGATATATCGCCAGAAATAATGGCAGAACTCGACGCCATTTTGCACCACTACACTAAGACAATGGTACAGATTGACAAACTAGGTCGGACGTTGTTTAACGATAAAGCAGAGAAGTATAGAGATGCCAAAGCGTTAACCAGCTGGGATTCCCTTTTAAAAATGCTTATTGATAATTACTGGAACAACTCAGAGCGATTAGACGAAGCCGATTTGATTAGCACATTTGAAACGTCTAAGATATAAAGCGAGCGAGCAAAGCGAAGCGAGCGGGTCAAATGCCGGGGTCAACTACCGAAAAACAAATTTTATTGCAGCGCGTCACAGCTCTAGAACGCTTGGCAAAAATAAGCACGTTAACGCATCGGGGTATAAGTATCAAAGAAATAGAAGCGTGGGCTGCTGAGTTAAAGGATTTTGTGAAGCGTGCTAAATAAAGGGGGATTTTAGTTGAAATCAGCAATACTTTGCTCTCGCTGTAATAGACCAGTTGAGACCAAAGGGTTTAGTACGTGTGATAAATGCCGAGCAGAAAGCCGTGCATATCGTTTGGCGCATAGGGAAGTAGAGCGCGAGCATAGAAACGAGTGGCAACAGAAAGATAGGAAACAAAAACGGAAAACTCGTTATATAGGGGACATCCACGAAAAATATACCCATGAAGAGTTAAAGGCACTAAGTAAGGGCAAAGGCTTAGGCACGTTTTCCCTAAGTCCTTTAAAAGTAGAAAGAGCCCTCCCGGGGGACGAAGTACGGTTTGGCTTTTTTACTGATACGCACATGTCGTCTATTTATTATCAGGAGGAGTTCCTAGACGATTTCATAGCAGCCTGCGAGGAACGCGATGCCCAGTTCTGTATATTCGGGGGGGACTTAACACATGGCATGGATGCGAGAAAATATAATCTTCTTTATGAACTCAAACACATTGGGTATGCGGCACAAAAAGACTACGCAGAAAAAGAATTATTGAAGATACCATTTCATACGTACCTTGTCAGTGGAAACCATGACAGATGGTACGAAGCGATGGGTGCTCATATCGTGCAGGATGTATGCAGGAACGTTCCAAATGCCGAATATATCGGAAGGGACGAGGGTGATATTGAGATTGGAGGGATACGCATACGTGTGTTCCACGGAGAGGACGGAAGTTCGTATGCGACAAGTTACCGTGTTCAGAAGCTCATAGAGAGCTTTACCGGCGGAACGAAGCCAAATGTGCTGCTTATGGGTCATACTCACAAGCAAGGATACTTTTTTGACCGTCATATCCACGCGGTAAGTGGGGGGGCGATGTCAACACAATCAAGATGGATGCGAAGTAAACGCATGGCAAATCACTCCGGGTATCATTTTATCACCATACGAGTTGATAGTGAAGGAGGAGTAGGTGAGTTTAATCTAACATTCAGGCCGTTTTATGTCTGATTATTAAAATGGGGGTGTTATAATGCAGTGTGAAACGTGTTCAAAAGAATTACTGCAGAGCGATAAGCTCTATGTTCTTTGGAAATGGCCGGAGATTCATAAAGCGACTCGCTTCTGTAAAAGTTGTGGAGAACTAGCGTATAATAAATTTTTAGATAATTTGGAGGAGTTAAAAAAATGAGTTACACACTCGGGGCATTTTTAATAATTCTGGGCACATATTTTCTATTTATTCAGGGAAATATGTGGGGTGTATTATTAATCGCAATTTTATTATTGCTGTTCGGCAGCTAAACGAGGTAAAAAATGAAGAAAGAAGATTTTAAAGGTGGCTGGATACCTCAGAAACCAGATATTAGAGACTATAGATATGAAGCCAGAGTAAAAGCAGTAATAACCCCTGAGGTAATTCCTGCAGCATCAAATCTTAGTTCACTTATTAAAAGAGTGAAAGATCAGGGAAACTTAGGATCGTGCGTAGCTCACGGGTGCACCTCAGACTTCGAGGCTACGCAGGTAAAGCTAACAGGAAGCGACTTTGTTGGTTGTCGCCTAGCCGAGTATCAATGGGCACGAAAGATAGGTGGATATTATCCGGGCGACAACGGCTGCGAAATAAGAGATGGTATTAAAGCGACTGTTCAGTATGGGGTGGCGCACGAAACATTATGGCCTTACGTGGAATCACAGTTCGATGATGACATAACGAAATTGCATCCCAACGTTATAACCGACGCGGTAAAATCTGAATCAACGAACTACTATTTAGTAGACAGCGCAAACGGCTACGCGGCTACGCTTACGAACATTAAGAACGCCTTAGCGGTTACGGGGTTGCCGGTCGTATTTGGGACGCCCGTCTATGCTGCTATATTTGATGTTGGAAGTGATGGTATGATCCCACTACCTAGCGGGGTCTCAGTTGGTGGTCACTGTATGCTATTTGTTGGACACGATGACACTAAGAACGCATTGCTAACGCTCAACAGTTGGGGACTTGGCTGGGGTATGAAAGGCTTCGGATGGCTCCCGTATCAATATGTGACCTCTGGACAGGTTAGTGATTGTTGGTGCATCGCCATGGAAAGCGAGATTAATCCAACCCCACCAATCCCGGTGACCACTTGCTTTCCTTAAAAGGTGGCTAAATGAAAGACGACGAAATAGGTGACGGCTCAGCAGATGGGCCGGTCAAATTTTTTTACAGAGCATATTGTGATTTTTGTGAGGGTGTGCAGTTGATAGATACTGTCACGCGTCGCTGTCAGGAGTGTAATAAGCATTGTCCCCGGAACAATTAGCTGAATTAGGAGTTATGCTTCTTTCTATCGGATGTACTGTAGTTATACTATTATACCTTCTAGTAAAATGAAGCCAAATAAAATAGATTGTAAATACTGCATTAATCTGGAAGAAGAAACCTGCTCACTAGGTAAAGAGCTCACAGAGTGTGGAACGTGTGATACTTTTGTAAATGGGTATATTAAAAGGATTCTCACAGGAGAATGACACTAGCAGAATGGCTTATTGAATTTATTATTATTGTCGGTGCAGTGTTAGCGGCCGATATTATCTTCAAGATGATTTTCGGATAATTACTTAAACTTTGTAGAAACTTCGTCCTTGATAATTTTCATCATCACAAGCATAAAAGCAGCCCTGCGTTTACCTACTTCGTGTAATTGCGCCTTGCACACGTCTTCATTACTAATCTTATGCGCAAACAATTCCGCTTCCTCAATCAAGCATAATACATGACCAAACGCGGCATAAACGTGAGCATCATGCACTTCGTATGTAATATCAAGAAGCTCCCCCGTGTCTTTATCATGAATCTGCATGCCAGAAAATCTAATGCAGTGCATCTCTTTATCTATCCGTTGCAGCTTCATCTGACATCTATGAAATGGTATTTGGTCACAAGAAGCAATAGTGTTATAAGTAGGCATGTTAGTGTTTGCCACTCTAAAGGTTTGTTTTTTTACGTATATAAGACTTATCTGTTACCCAAAGGTTAACGTCAAGTTTACTGCAACTTTGTCCTACTGTTCATCGTGCGTGTTGCGTCCATTACCCACTTACGGCAGTTAGAGCAGAGGGATATTTCATCCTCTGTTAAATCGCCGCAACACCAATCACAAATAGTCTTTTTATACTCTTTGCACCTCGGCATTGGCTAGCAACCCCTTAATGACTTCACTCATAGTAACACTACGCTGTTCACCTAGTTGCATCGTAGTCTTAAGCTCGTAAAGTTTCCAGTAAACGTCATCATCTATTTTAACTGCTTTCATAATACTACTATACTCCTAAGTTCATATTATACCCATGCACTTGTTCCTTATACACCTCTTCTGCGTCTTCATCAAGCTCTTTTTCATCAATCGCATTTATCACGTCTTTGAGTATCTCACACATATAAAGATATTGAGCTGCCAGCGCTAAGTCATAGAAGCTTTTAAACTCTCGTATTTCTGCCTCGTCTAGCGCTTCATCAATAAACTCTATTGAGTGTGAAGCTTTGTTGAGCCACTTTAACAGGTGGTAGGTGTAGGTGTCTAATGGTGGTTGTTGATCTATTGTAGCCCTAAGCTCTGCGACTTCACCGTTTAAAAAGTCATCACTGGTGTCATCAAGAGTACATAGCACACTATAAACATAGTCTTGATCTGCGTTGCCTCTGTTCTCACCGAATAACGCTTTAAACTGCCAGCTCTCAACGTCGATACGCACAACATCTTTAAGCTGATAAAAGCCGTCTTCACCACCCATGTCATCTTTACTTGAAACATACTCGAAAAGTGATTCTAGTTCGTGTATTCTATCTCTTCTTGTTGACATCTACTTTACCTCTACGTGCGTCGGTTCACCGTAATTAAAGTCGCTGCAGTCTCCCAATTCTGGGAAGCGTATAGGTTCACGGTGTTCAGTACAGTACGCGCCAAGTTCCGTCGGATAGTGGCGCAGTTCACAATTCTCGCATTCAAAACATGAATCGTTTGACATTTTAGTTCGCCTCTTCGCGTCGCCGTAATTCCGCTTCAGCCTCGATAATCATAATCTCTTCAATAGGATCATCAGGGTCTAAAGAAAGAGCAAGATTTATCAGCTCATTCGTAGGCCATTCATTCTTATCAGTTAAATCTTCTTCAATTTCAGTTTCGGCGTTTATTGTCATTTTAAATCATTCCTAGTAACAATAGTGGATTTTTCCAACCGCATGGACAGTGTACATCGGTTTCGATACATTGTCCGCATTCTGGACACTCTATGATGCCCTCATTCACCCACATTTCCATCTGTTCTAAAAGTTCGTCTGATACCTCACCTATAGCCATTTTTCTCACTTATCCTTAGCAAGCAGCCCATCCGAAAAATGTAACTACTACACCCTTACTTCCTACTAGGTGGTGGGTTTCTCTATATTCCTTAGCTTCCTTACCCTTTAGTATTATTGCTCCGCACTGACCCCACTTCTGAACCGGCCCGTCCATAAGGTCTAGATATTCTTCCACAACCTGCCATGTCTGTCTGCGTGGTTTAGGCGTGATTAAGATAAATCCACGTGTGGTTTGTATATCTCCGCTATAGCCGTCTTGGTGTCCATGCTCAAAGGACGCCTCGTCGCACGCGTGAATGTATGCTTCTTCAACTGTCTTTCCGAAAGCTGTTGTTTCAAAGTTTGTTGCTCCCATGATTAGTCATCTCCTATAATGTCCTGTTGTCCTCAATAAGAAGATTTCGCAGCTCTTGGCACGCAAGATTAATCTGCTTCTCATCATTAGGCGAACCAAGTCCTCGGCGAATCTTAAAGATTGCCTTCTCAATAACTCCGACCTCGTGAAGCATATCATCTTTTATCTCGTCAATCTTGTTATCAACTTCGTTTAATAGCGTCCGAACATCTCTCAGCGTCTTAACATCCTGTGGGTTTATACTACTCATAATGATTCACCTCTTTTCAGTTACCTGCAACTGTGACAATTTCACGTGAACTAGATAACGGAAACAGACTTTTAACCTGTCGAGCTGGCCTCTGGCCTCTTTCTCGCCGCTACTTCGCTACAATTAGCCGTCATCATGCGTCGCTTTCGTCGCACAGTCTCTTTATCGCCCGTCTTTCAGGGTGGCTAAGACTCGAAGTTATGTGAGTTTGTCACAGTTTTTTGCTTACACACACAAAAGCTGTCAGGCCCGAGTGGCCCCGTTATTCTTGTGCATGCTACTAATGGCCTTAATACTACTTATACCTTACTACTCTACTACTATACACCCACATATACAAGACACGCTTAAATAGCACGGTTTAAAAATTAAGTAGTGATATAGTAGCTTAGCTTTTAGGAGATTTTTTATTGGAAAAGATAACTTGGCATACGGAACAGCGTCGGTTAGGTGATTTAATTGAAACACAGGTAGATCGGATGATGGGTATTTAAAAAAATCGCAAGCATTAAAACGACAGCATCCTGATGTAACAAAGGTCGTTTATAAATTTAATAGATGGCATCATACTGTTGATTATACTCCATTCAAAGGAAATAAGTTGATTAAGAAAGAAGGGATTGAAATCCCGAAAGGCGTAGATAACTACGGAATGACATTAATAAATTATAGCGAGGCGCGAAGCGCCGAGCGATCTTAAAGAGGTGAACTATTATACCAGCAGGGCGACCAACAAAACTAACTGAGGACGTAAGCAATAAAATTATAGCCGCACGTCAAAGGGGAATGAGTAAGAAACGCGCAGCGTTGGCTGCTGGTATAGGCGAATCCACCTATCAGTTATGGCAGACTAAAGCAAAAGAAGCGAAAGAAATCGGTAAGAGTAACGAATACTTGATATTTATAGAACGATTAGACGCTGCACTAGCTGAAGGTGAGTATATCGCGCTTGATAACGTGCAGAAATTCGGAAAGAAAGACTGGAGAGCCTATGCTTGGTGGCTTGAGCACGCATTATCTAATACGTACGGAACCAAATCAACTGTGAAAGCTGAACACTCAGGAGAAGTAAGGATAATAATAAATGGTGAGCATAAGCCGTGATTTCTAGCACATCTCAAGATTATACCTCAAATGCAATTAGCATTAAAGACTGGCCTCAGAAGTCCTTTTATTCTGTCTTTGATTCACGTGCTCGTTATTTAGTGGTCTATGGCGGGGCATCAGCAGGTAAAAGCTATGCTGTAGCACAGAAGCTCATCGTACGGGCATTCTTATATCCGCATAGTCGAATCGTAGCTATACGCAAATATGGTCCCTCGCTTAGAGTTACGTGCTTTTGGATGCTCACTAAACTCATAGAAGAAAAGGGCTTACCGTGCACAATAAATAAAACTGATATGAGCTTTCACTTTCCAAACGGCTCAACTATTCAATGTATGGCAATCGTGCAGTCAGTAGGAGAATCAACTGAACGTCTTAAATCACTTACAGATATAGACACCATCTGGCTAGAAGAGGCTGCTAATGACATCAACCCTGAAAGCTTTGAAATGATTAAGCTCAGGTTAAGAGGTCAGCCGCTTGATGATGTATCTTCTTTATTGGAAGGTGATGAAGAAAAAGGTAACTATAGACAAATTATTCTTACTTTTAATCCAATTGATGAGAACAATTGGACGAATTCTTATTTTGCTATAGAAGCCCCGGGTGTAGCTCTCGATGGTTCAGAGGTGCAGCATTATACGTATAAGGATAACGCCTACCTCGATGAAGAGATTAAAAAGGAATTAGAGCGCCTTATTGAAATTGATAAGAATCTTTACAATATTTACACTCTAGGCAAATATGGCCGCTTAGAGAATCAAGTCTATACAAACTGGGGGGAACCTGAGCTCTTCGGTTATCAGTATGAAGACTTCGATGCCACTATTGCAGGGGTGGACTTTGGGTGGGAGAATCCTAACGCATTCATCCTCTTAGGAATAAAGGAACGTAATATTTACGTTATCGATGAGCTTTATATGCGCGGAGCGCTCAATAGCGAGTTTATCAAGAAGATACAAGAGAAGCTAGACGAGCACATTCCAGATAAAAGGCTGCACAGACAAATCCCTATGTACTGTGATTCTGCTGAGCCATCTAAAATAGCTGAAATGAAAGCGGCTAATCTAAACGTGCATCCTGCTAAAAAAGATGTATTAGATGGTATTAGCGCCGTACGGCAGCATCATATAACAATCAACCCCCGGGCCGTGCAGACACTCAAGGAGATACACGGCTACTCAAGGCAGAAGGACAAAGACGGCAATATACAAGAACTGCCTGATAAGAGAAAAGGCTTCGATCACTTAATGGATGCTATGCGTTATGCGATTTATACGTGGACGCTTAAACAGCGTAAAGGTGGAAGGGTCATTATGCCTCAGATCGTTGGCGAGGGCGGTGGACGCTGGGGTGGCTTACGCTAATGAGCGACTGTAAACGCTGGTGCACTCTGACTGATTACTGCAACCAATGCAATCGGGAAGGCGAACAGACAAGGAAGATCATAAAATACGCAGAGCGCAGAAATCGATGGCACAGCGCGAAGGATAAAGGTTAACACATGCCTAAAGATAAAAAGAAAATAACGAAAGTAGAGGCTGAGCGATTAGCAAAGCAACCACTAGCTTCCTCTAACAGGGATATCCCCGGCTTAAGTTCAGCCGATTTCCCCACGCTCGACTCTATGGGTGCACGAGTAAAGCAACAAGAACTTAATTACTTCCAAGAATACGGCACTACAGGTCTATTTAGATTAGGCCCGTATATCTGGGAAGAATGGTTGCCTGAGTTACAGCAGCAAAAAGGCGTTAAGATTTATAAAGAGATGTGGCAGAACGATGCCATTATCTCAGCTATTTTTTACGCGCTCGAAATGGTATGTAGGTCAGTAGATTGGGACTTTGAGGTGGGTGGTGATACTCCTGCAGATGAGGAAGCAGCAGAGTTCTATAGAACCTGTTTATTTAATGATCTGGCCGTTAACTGGGAGGACACGCTTAGTGAGATACTTAGCATGTTTATCTTCGGTTGGTCGTGGTTCGAGCTCGTATATAAGAAAAGAGAAGGCCCGCATCCAGATGACCCCACGTTAGATTCTAATTATGACGATGGTCGCATAGGCTGGAGGAAGTGGGGGATAAGAACTCAAGAGAGTTTACTTAGGTGGGACTTTGACGAGTATGGTGGTGTGGTTGCTATGGTTCAGTTAGCGCCCCCGCTTTATCGCATAACTGAAATACCTATGGAAAAGTCTCTTTTATTTAGGCTTAAGCCTCGTAAGGGCAACCCTGAAGGCATATCAATGCTACGTGGTGCTTATCGTTCTTGGTATCTAAAAAAGAACATTGAGGACATAGAAGCCATAGGTGTAGAGCGTGATCTAGCTGGTATTCCTATTATGTGGGTGCCCGAGTCTGTTCTACTTGGCAGCGACAAGGACTCAATTACAGCACGGGATTATTACAAACAGGTTATTACTAACGTTCATAGAAATCAAGACGAGGGAATCATTATGCCCTCCACTCAATACGCCCAAGAGGACGGGGGCGGCAAGATGTATGACATCACATTACTAGGCCCGTCAAGTCAGCGGCAGTTTATGACCGACCAAATAATCTCTAGGTATAATAAACTAATCGCAATGACCGTGCTAGCTGACTTCCTTATGCTTGGACAGGATCAGACAGGAAGTTACGCACTAGCGGAAACAAGAAATAATATATTCAGTTTAAGCATAACGGCCATCCTCGACAGTGTAGCTGATGTAATTAACTCCTACGCCGTCCCACGCTTAGCGAGGCTTAACGCTGACATCAATCCTGAAACACTTCCTAAACTTACACACGGCGATGTAGCCTCTAGTGCCGGTGCAGACATAGCACTCGCAATCTCCAATCTTGCACGGGGTGGGGTCGCAATTCCTGATAGTGTAGACTTTAGAAATAAGATTTGGAATATCTTACACCTTCCTACAGAGGCAGAACCTGAGGAAGAAATCCAAAGGCCCGAGGTAGATTCACTACTACCCGGGGAAACTGCTGAACAAGGCACAGAGCAGGGGGGTAGGTTAAATGAAGAAACCCCCGCTTCTGAACCTTACGGCACGCAGATTAAAACAAAAGAATGACACTACTTGAAGAAGAAATTGAGGAGCTTAAACTAGAGCTTAAAGAGTTAAAACGAGAGCTAAAGATGCACATAAATAATTGCCCCTTTCGCTCCATACAGGTAAACAAATGACCGAAGATGAAACTGTTGAACAAGTTGATAATGAACAGATAGAAAAAGAAGCTAGAGAATATTCGCAAGAATATATACAAGAGCTCATCGCTGAATCAAAGAAATACATGCCACCTACAGTGTGGGACCATTTACATCGTAAAGCGCGGTCTAGAGCTGGTGGGAAAGCATCAGGTAAATCAAGACGTGATGCTGCTACAGCTGCTCAAGAGGCTATAGTCTCTCCAGCACTAGCACCAGAACTTACAGAACAACTGCAAGAAGCTCAGGCCGAACCTACTAAGAAAGTCGATGACATGCATCCTGACTGTGCGAAGGTAGCTAAGAACTGCATGGACATGAAAAAGGAAAAGGCGCAGAAGGCTGTAGCTCCTAAGCTAAACGCCCCCGTCGCTACAGGTGCATGGGATGGAGCGGGCGCACAGAAAAGACTACTCGCATGGGCTGGTGGGCCGGATAAGGCAAATGTAGACTGGGCTAAGTTCGGAAAAGGATTCTTGTATCACGATGCAAGTGCGCCTGATAATGTAACCAGTTATAAGTTTCCTATTGCAGATGTTCAGGGTGGTAAACTCGTTGTTAATCGTAGTGCACTAGCGGCAGCTGCAGGAAGGATTAACCAAACAACCGGCATAAGTCCCGCTGACTTAGAGCGTATGAAATCAACGCTGCGAAGTCACTATAATGACCTCGGTGTTGATGCTCCGGCTAACATAGCAAAGTCAGACATAGAAACCTTCATCGGCTCGCATCCACTCATTTCATTCGTGGCTGCATCGCCCGGTATAATTGAGTCAGTTAGAAAAGAAGCTTTGGTGGGAACAACTGGAAGAATCTTTAATGAGCAGTATCTTAAACCTTTAGGACTTAAGAGGGATGCTATAGCTATTCTTTATTTAGTTCCGAAACTGCTTAAAAGTGAAGATGGCAAGGTAAGGGAACCAACAGCGGATGAGATAGCTCACACAGCGAGGCACGAAGTGCCGAGCGGAACTATCACGGTTGCATTAGGTCACACTGTTAAGAAAGCGTTAGGGCGCGTTGACGTTACACTACCCCATCCTAATGCTCTTGGTACTGTGCGTACTAATCAAGAGTTGATAAGGAAGCGAGAACAACTCAAAAAGATGCTCAAGGCTCGAAGTAACAAGACACACTTAAATACTCCTCAGGAGAATATTTAATATGACTACTAAAGAAACGACCTTTCACTACACGGTACGCCTGTTGAAAGCGGATAGTCCGCACGTTGTGTATGGCGTTGTTTATGAACCGTGCGCTAAAGGTTCTAATATATGCAAGCTGGATACGCAGAACGACTGGGTAACACCGGAAGAACTACGCACCGCAGCGTGGGCATATATGGAGAAGAGTCGCACGGTTGGAAGCCAGCACCGAGGGCCTGCTAAGGCAGTGCCAGTGGAGAGTTTCATCGCGCCCGTTGATATGGACGTTGATGGCGAGCAAATTAAAAAGGGCTCGTGGGTCGTAGGCGTCAAGATAAACGATGATACCACTTGGGAAAAGGTAGAGAGTGGAGAACTTAATGCTTTTTCGATAGGTGGTAAAGGGGTGCGCGTTCCTAGTACACCCTCAGACAGCACGGAGTAACAAGGCGCGATTGACCGACAAAGATGATTCAAATGGCGCAATAGCCTTAGCTTCGCTGCTCTATATTTTGGGGTTAACCAATGGCTAACACTACAAAAGAACCGACTGAACTAAGAGAGCTCGAGGTTGACGAGATTAGTCTTGTTAAACAGGGAGCGAACAGAAAGCGGTTTAAAATTCTAAAAGAAGATGGCGCACCAGTTCTAGTAGATGAGGTAATCATGGAAACACCAGAAATACCTTACGCAGACATCCTTAAAGCCGATTTAGGCATAGAGGACACGCTGCGCGATACATTGAAGCAGACGCCTGAGCTCTCCACAGATGCTACTGAAGCAATGGTAGGCATCGTGAAGCTAGCAACGGCATATGCTGAGCAGCTTCCTTCTGACATTTTCGACACTCTCGCTGAGGCAAGCGGATTTGAAAAGGCGGAAACTAAGAAAGCGTTTCCCTTTGAAAAACCACCCGTAAAGCCCGCAGAGGAGACTCCAGAAGAGAAGATAAAGAGATTGGAAGAAGAAGCAGCAGCTCAAAAGAAACAAGGAAGTAAGAAAATGGAGAAATCCGAAGAGAGCGATCCTGTAAAGGTAGCACTCGATAAGATAACTAAAGAGGCGGACATTGATCTCCTACCTGAGGACATCCAAGGGGCTGTAAGGCCACTCTGGAAGGCTAACGTTGAGTTAGAACAGAAAGTCCAAAAGATGGAGGATGACGCCCGCACTAAAGAGTTCATCGCAAAGGCTGCGGAATATACGCACCTGCCTAAGACGGACTCCTTTGCCACGTTACTCAAGGAGATGAACGCAAGTTTGTCGCCAGAGAGTTATACGGCGATAGAAGGAATCCTGAAATCTGCTGACAACGGCCTTAAGGAAAGTGGTCTGTTTGCAGAAGTAGGTTCGGAAGCCGCAATCACGGGGACGCCAGAGGGACGACTCGCAGCTCTCGCTAAAGAGAGAGTCGAGAAGTCTGATGGTAAGCTTACGTTTGCGCAGGCAATGTCTGACGTGACTATGGAGCACCCAGATGTTTACGAAGACATGCTCAAACAGAGAGGTAACAGATAATGACAGCAGGAGATATGCCGCTGGCAGATTACACCTATAAAGCAGGCGTAAGTTTTGCCGCAGCACAATTCTATGCAGTGTATGTCGACGGCAATGGCGTATTACAACTCGCCACATCAAGTTATCCTATGATGGGGATAATGCAAGACACACCTGCAGCAAGTGCAAGAGGCGCAGTTCGTGAACTCGGACACTCAAAAGCAGTGATAGCGACAGGTTGTACCGTTGGAGATCCGCTTAAGGTTTCAAGCACCGCAGGACAGCTCACGACCGGAACGCTCAGTTCCGATGTTATTGTTGCAGTTGCTCTTGAAACAGCGACAGCGACGGGGCAGATCATTGAGGTCGCACTGACGGCAAGAACGGCACAAGGTGTAACGAGCAGAACGGGTCACTTGGAATTTAATGTAGCACTGGCAGGACTCACAACGTCAGCCGCTGTTATAACGGGAATTCCAATGGGATTCACGGGTGTAATTTCAGATATGTATGTAACCACTCCTGTAGCATCTGGGACAAGTTCAGGTCACGGGACGCTCACGTTAAAACTGACGACAGCCGCAACACCGCGAACTCTCGGAGGTCTAGCGGTAGCAATTGCCCACGACACATGCACAGCCAACGCAGTTATTACATCAACGAAGACGACTGTGACGAATAACACGTTCGTACCGACAGACACGCTTGAGATATACAACACATCAGGAACGACATTCGCCAGTGACACAGGCACTATTCAGGTGCACATCATCACAAACTAAGAGGTAAACAAAAATGCCACAACCAACTGTAAGTGATGTTCACGTAAACGTCCCACTGACGAATATGAGCATCGCCTATATACAATCGCAAGATGCGTTTAAGGCGGCAGAGATATTCCCGATGATCCCTGTTCAAAAGATTTCTGACAAATACTTCTACTACACGAAGGATTATTTCTTCACCAATGAAGCGAAGATTCGTGTAGACGGAACTGAGTCAGAAGGAACAGGCTACGGGATTGACTCGTCTAACTCATATAGCTGCGATGTCTACTCACTGCATAAAGACCTTGGCGACATGGTCATGCAGAACGCAGACAGCCCGCTTAATATGCAGAGAGACGCGACGCTTTTCCTAACGCAGAAGCTATTGCTAGCACGTGAAAAGGAATTCGTTGATACGTTCTTTAATGCTGCTGCTTGGACGACCACGTCCTCTGCGGCGGCTACGAACGAAGTAGACGGATGCGCTCACTCTAGTTTAACCGCTGGATACGGCACTCCTGAGACTGCAATCTGCTACTGGGATGACTACACCTACTCGACGCCTATTAAGGATATGCGCCACTACAAGATGGCAATGGCACAACAGACCGGCTTTACGCCGAACACTCTTGTGCTCGGGCCGCTTGTATTTGAAATGCTTTGTCAGCATCCTGACATCCTTGAGAGAGTCAAATATGGTGGAGCTCCCGGAAACCCGGCAGTAGTTACCGAACAGGCACTTGCTCAAGTCTTAGGAATCGACCGTGTTGTCGTGCCAATGGCTGTACTTAACAGCTCACTAGAAGGCACCGCAGCACCAAGCTACGACTTCCTTTACGGCAAACACGCACTACTTGTCTACAGCAACCCAAGTCCTTCGCTCCTAACACCTTCAGCCGGATATACATTCGGATGGCAGGGTTATCTGCAAGGAAGTGGAATGGGTGGCGCTGGCGGCTGGTTCGCCGTGCGTGACTTCCGCCTAGAGTGGAGACGTGCGATGCGTGTCGAGGCTGAGATGGCTATGGACATGAAGTTGATCGCTCAGGATCTGGGTCTCTTCATGGACGGGGTCATTAGCTAAAACCTAGGAGATGAAAACCTATGACGTGGACTTACGGTAACGCACCGGCTGTAGTTGCTGGTGCGGCTAATTTAGACCTAGTTCGTCTACTCATAGGCGACACCGACACAAATCACCAGCTTCTCACTGACGAGGAGCTGGATTTTTTTATTAGTCAACAAACAAATTATTATTACGCTGCTTCCTTAGCGGCTGATACGTGCGCGGCACGTTTCGCCCCAAGCACTCAGGAAAAGCTTGGTGACTGGGAAGGAGCATATCAACAGAGATATGAACACTTTGTGGCCCTTGCAAAAGAGCTCAGGCACAAGGCCGCTCGAAACATAAGGGTATTCGTAGGTGGTATAGAGCCTACAGAAGACGAAGCGCCAGAGCACGTAAGGGCCTTTAAGCGCGACCAGATGCTCGATAAGACGTGGTAATTATATGGGATATAAAGATAGCACAGATGCAAGGTTCCTTTTTAAGGGACAGATAGTCACAGACGAGGCTATTGATGACAGCGCCGATATTGACGGCTCTAAACTAGATTCTGGTTCTATAGAAGAACTAGAGATAGGTCCGGGTGTAATTACAAACACTGAAATAGCAACTAACGCTGGTATAGTCGGAACTAAGCTTGCTGCTAAGACCGTAACATACGACAGAATAGCTGACAATACTATAACGGAATCACAGGTTACGGCTAAAGCACTCACACACGCATCGCTTAGTGACACGGCGGGGGTGCTAGGTTCACAGCTCGGCGCGGGAACGTTGCACTCAGTAAAGGGAACGGTCACGTGGAACGGTGGGGCAACGCAGGCAATCGCTACGCTCCCAGCAGGTGCGCTTCTGTTAAACGCAATCTCAGTATGTAACGTGCAGTTTAATGGTACTAGTCCAACTGTAACAGTAGGGTACACCGCATCACAGGCCGTAATTATAACGTCATGCACACTAACGACCGCAGCCGTAACAGGTGAAACTTACTCAACATTGGGGACTGACCTTTTCAGCACCGTAAAGAAAGTGAAATATTATGCAGCCCAGACCGTTGTTAATGGGTATCTTGCTGTAACCGGAAGCCCCTCAGCAGGGTCGCTTGACGTTTATTTGGTTTACATACAAACCGCTTAAAGGAGTAAAATAAAAATGAGTGATTTCTTTGACGATATAACGGAAATAATCGCAGCCATTGACGAACTCGCAACGTCTGATATGATTACGATGAGCACGCACTCTGCAACGATGATTCGCAAAATAAGGCAGTGCCTCTATAAGATTCAATCAACAGCGGTGTCTTAAAGGGGGTAAAATGACAGCAACAGACGATGACCTTCTTGCTGAACTGCAGGTCATAGCGGTTCTGCTCACGGCAACAAATGCTAAACTCACGACGATGCTCAAGATAATGGGTGTTTCTTAAAACTTACAAGATGACTTAATTGGAATTTGGAATTTAGGAACTAAGGGATTTAGGAGTAAAACGGAAAAATGACTGATGTAGAACAACTTGGTGGCAAGTTTCTGCTGTACGTTAACACGTCAGGGAACGACGCGACACCCACGTGGACGAAAGTAGGCGGCCAGCGGAAGGGCAAGTTTGGCAGAAAGCGTGACGTAGTTAAGGCACAACATAAGGATTCATTCCCCGACTTCAGGAAAGTACGAGGATACAGAGAAAAGATATTTGACTTTGACGGCGTTTGGATTACCGACTCTGATACAGGTGTCCAAGATGCGGGCCTTAAACAATTGCAGTACTGCGACGATTTCGATGAGGATGCTTATGTACAAATCGTCACACCTATAGAAAGCCAACCGGCAGGAATGGGATCTACTTATACCGGGTGGGTAGTAGTTGGCGAACTTGATATAGATGGCCCACACGACAATGTAATTACCTATACAGGAAAACTAGAATTTAACGGCCCAGTTACATTTGACGAGTAAGCGGGGTTAAAGAAATGACAGTTGTTTTATTAACCCCTATTGTGCCCACCCTCTCAGGTACTGCACCAGAGGAACTAGAGTTCACCGCAGCAGCAGCAAACCAGTGGGCGCCGATAGCCAATGAACTGATGACCCTGATATTCATTAAGAATACAGATGACGGGCAAGACCACTCGCTTACGTTAAAGCATTATAAGACCGGCGACACGGATGAGGTCATATCAGTAACGGGCACAACCGCCGGAGCTATAAAAGTCTCAGGAGTGTTGCTACACTATCGCTGGGCAAACAGAACCGCAGCTACTGCAGCACTTGGGCTAGGCAGTTGTCAGCTAACGTGGTCAGCGACCACAGGTATGAGCATTGCAGTAGTACATGTGCCGTATGCTAGTAAA